TGTACTACGAGATAGACGGGTACCGCTTCGACTACATCAAGGAAGCGAAGGCATACTGTGAGAAAGAAGTCAGGCCACTGGCCGACATCGTTCGTGGAGTTGACGCCTTACCTGTCAGTCACGCAATCAACATACTCAAGCAAACGTATCGGGCATCCGTGGAAGCAGCGGGCTGTGTCGAGGACGAATGCTACCTTTCTCCAACAGACAAGAGCAACTACCGGTTCAAGATCTATCCGGAGTACAAGGCCAACCGCAAGAACGTGGTCAAGCCTGTACACTTCGAAGCTCTAAGGGCGTTCGCTATCCGGCACATGGGGGCCGTGGTCTGTACCGGGATGGAAGCAGACGATATGCTCTGCATCCGTGCCCATGAGATAGGTCTGGACGAGGTGGTAATCATATCGGTGGACAAGGACATGAAGCAGGTACCGTGCCGGCACTACGACTGGCGGAAGAAGTCACCCATCCTACACGTCACGCCATGGGAAGGGTGGTGCCTGTTCTACACCCAACTGCTGACCGGTGATACGGTTGACAACATCAAGGGCTGTCCGAAGATTGGACCTGCGAAAGCAGCGGCTGCACTCAAGGACTGCACGACCGAAGAGCAGCTACTGGACACATGCCTACAATTGTACATCAAGCAATACGACGGTGACACGAAAGAGGGCACAATGATGATGGCGATTAACGCTCAACTCCTCAGACTACTGGAGACCAGACCATGATTAAGGGCAAGCGTCGTATCCGCCGATACGTGAAACTTAAACGGTACTGGGAGACAGCGCTGATCAAGCACGACACAACAGCGGTCCGAGTATACCGCACTGAATGGGAGTTAATGCAGTGAAGATCGTTACACGTATGAACGCACTGGCACAGGACAACGCCATTGTTGCACTGCAGGTCGAAGTGGACAAGCTTCGTGACGCCGTGCAGCAGCTCAAGGCGGAGAACCATCCCATCTACATGCGTGATAAGGGTGACTGTGTTGAGGTGCCCCAGCGTCAAGCTTTGTCCATGCTCGCGAATGAACTGATATATGTCAAGGCCGGCCGGCAGGAACAGCTCGCCTTCAAGAAACGGGATGGCGTACGCTGCGCTGACCAATGACCCAGGTGTTGCACTGCTATTCGCCATGGAGATCGCACACTATGAACAACTATCGTAGCGGCTATGAGTCGCTGGTCGGCCAGGACTTGCAAGAGCGGGGTATCTACTTTGAGTTTGAAAAGCTTAAGATCAAGTACGTGTCGACTGTACGCGGCGGAGTATGCACAGCGTGTGGGTCCAAGAAAGTGGGGAAAGCGAGGGTGTATACGCCGGACTTCGTTATCCCGCGCAACCCTAACCCCGAGCATAACCTCATTGTTGAGGCGAAGGGACGTTTCCCGTCAACTGATAAGTCGAAGATGCGAGACATCAAGAAGGCAAACCCAGCGCTGGATATCCGCATACTGTTCCAGAAGAGGAGCAACAAACAGGCTAGTGAATGTCAGGCTTGGGCTGATAAGAACGGATTCAGGTGCGCGTTTGGCACACACGTACCGGATGAATGGTTAGTCCCATGATGTTCATTACACTGTTCATCGCCTCGTTCGTCTTCGTCTTTCTCAAGGCGTTCCAGCAACGTAACGTAGCATTCGACCACTACAAGTGGGTGTTGCCTGTCAGCTTCGGTATGGCAGCGACCGAGGTCTACGTCATTGCCGCCATAGTCGTTACAGGTTACAACTTCTGGGCTGTGGTCGGTATGGGATTAGGCGGCGGCACTGGTGCACTGGTTTCCATGTTCCTACATCGCAAGTTACTCGGGAGTAAATCATGACATACGATCCAAACACAGCAACCCCGGAAGAGGTCGAGGCCCATCGCCAGGAGAAGATCGCACGGATCAAGGCATCACCTGAGTACCGGGCGAAGGTAATACAGGGAGTCAAGACCCGTTACTCCCGCGGCCTCAACAACAAGCTTGCCCAGGAAGGCGCTCGCCAGTCAGGACGGTGGCTTGGCCTTGTTCCTAGGAGCACTGCTTTGACGAACCATTGCAAGGCCCGGAACTACGGACGCAACAAGACCAACGAGAACATGCGCCGCGAAATGCAGCGTGCACCCCTTCACACATTCAAGCGCGAGGACTACGCATGAACCGACTGCCTTCACACATCGTTATCCCTGACATTCAGGTCAAGCCCGGCGTGCCGATGAACCACTGCGAGTGGATCGGTAAGTACATCGCTGAGAAGAAACCGAACGCCGTTATCAATCTCGGTGATCACACGGACATGACCAGCCTGAGTAGCTGGGATCGTGGTACCCTGGACTTCGAGGGTCGCCGGTACGAAGGTGATATCGAGTCAAGTCAACTGGCAAACGATCTGCTGACAGCACCGTGCTGGGAACAAGGTCTATGGGACGACACCGAATGGCACATCATGTACGGCAACCACGAGCACCGCATCGAGCGCTTCGTTCAGAAGAACCCGGAGCTGGCCGCATTCGTGGACAAGGCCAACCTGGAGTACGATTACTACTACGATCACGTGCATGATTTCCTCGTGCCGATCTGCATCGATGGTGTGACGTACGCACATTACTTCTACAACCCAAACACCGGTCGGCCATTTGGTGGCATGATCGAGACACGGATCAAGAACGTGGGTATGACGTTCACCATGGGTCACCAGCAAGGACTGCAGTACGGTTTGCGTACGCTGAACAATGGCAAGCGTGAGCACGGACTGATCGCTGGTTCCTGTTACCTGCACCGTGAGAAGTATCTGGGTCCGCAGGGCCATGACCACTGGAATGGAATCATCCAGAAGTACAACGTCAACGATGGTGACTATGACATCAAGGTCGTGTCGCTTGACAGTCTCTGCCAGCGCTACGAAGGCATGCCACTGTCTGAGTTCCTTCGCCTGAAAGATCGCCTGATTGAGGTACCCGCATGATCACGTTCATCAAGAAGAACACCACCGAGAACCCGGACACCGGGATCATTACTTACTACGAATACAGCCAGGAGGAGCTGCAGGCACTGTACGTCGCCAAGCCGTCCAAGTTCATACAGGTCACTGAGTCGCACGCCGAACAGGTGTTACGTCCGCAGAACCGCTACCAGGAGGTTGACATCGATGCAATCACTAAGGCAATTGCTGCTATATCAGCAGATACAGCAGGAGCAGATCGCCCGGCAACAGGGCGGCGCATTACCAACCGCAAGCGGCACAGCGGCGGCAACCCTCGCAATGGCTAGTCCGCACACCGCCAACGCCGAGATGATCATGCAACTGGAGTTGAAGCACGCAGTGGCGCGCGTACAGTACGAGTCACCACATGCGGATCTTCAGCGTGCTTTTTACCCTGCGTTTGGGCGGCTTGGTGACACGATCTGTATACCGACGGCGTCAGACTGGGATGTCCAACTCAAGCCCAGCACGACAGCCGCCGCGGTACGAGACGCAAAAGCCCACGAGTTACGCATACAGACGCCGTTGAAGATTGACGACATCGTTGCTATGCCGGATGCAGACTTTATCCCGACGGCAGTGCATCAAGACACATGGCTTTCTGAGTATTATACCCGAGCACGCCAAGGTATCGACTCAGTACCGGATTGAGTATGCGGCTATACACGTCGCAGTAGGCTACAGCGAGCCTTACATGGGTCACCTGATGCTGGATCAGTTAATGGAACCCGAGGCCGTTGAAGATATGACCATACGTAGCTATACAATGGACGGCATGGTGCAAAAGTTGATCGCCAAGCGGGGCGAGATGTTCGCTGAGCTGTTAGCACAAATCGATATTGAAGTGGAGAAACGTTCATGAGTTTACCAACCGATGCAAAGGCACGCAAGAACATACCGATCTTCTCGGGTGTTCTGAAGTACTTCCCGAACGCACTGGCCGCCGTGGCCGAGTGCAGCAAAGCTGGCAATGATCAGCACAACCCGGGCAAACCGTTGCACTGGGACCGCAGCAAGTCCGGGGATGAACTGGACGCACTCACCCGGCATCTGATGCAGGCCGGTCAGATTGACAGCGACGGTATCCGCGAGAGCACCAAGGTCGCATGGCGTGCACTGGCCAACCTGGAAAAGGAACTGGAAGCAGTACAGGGAGAGCTGGATCTGTTCGACGAGTGTCACCTGTCTGACCCGACGTTCAATCCGGAGATCGATAGAGAGCTGTTCTTCGACGACACATCTGAGGAGGTTACCATTGAGAACGCTGACGACAACCCTCTTGATTGTACTGCTTGTTGGATGCGGTCCAATCTCCCGGCTGATACAGACTGATGTTCCCACTAGAGATAGTCACGATGCTGGGTGGAGCAGTGGTGGGCGGAGTGCTCAAGATCATGGACAAGAAGGGCGAGCGCGAGGACAGGATGCTTGCCGCCATGACCACCGGCGACCAGCTACGCACGAGTGCCTCCGTACCGGAGACCATGCAGTGGACCAGGAGACTGATCGCACTGACCATCGTGATATCGGTGATGGTGCTGCCGAAGGTGGCCTACATGCTTGGCTTCGACGTGGCGTATGGCACCCAGTCCTCTACATCTTTCTTGTGGGGCTTATTTGGCACTGGTCCGGGGACCGTGTTCGACGGTACTAACGGGCTGCCAATCACACCAGCAGACACTCACTCACTGGCCGCTGTAGTCGGCTTGTACTTTGGGGGTAGGAGGTAAACTATGTATGTCATGCATGGGCCGCGACAAAGCGGTAGAACAACTGCAGGATTATGCGCTGCCGTGGCCCTTGCGGGGAGGCACCAGTTCGTGAACTACGTGGTCTGGAACTCTCAGCAAGTTTACTTTGTGCAGGACATACTGGCGGAGATGTGGCCGGATAAGACAGCGCAAGTTAACATCGTCAGCGTGGCGAATAAGGCTAAGTTCAAGTCTGCACCATGTGTGTACGATCACTATGTAACTGAATCACTGATGAAGGAATCAGCACTATGATGGTTGATATAAATGTAATTGGACACATCGCTCTAGGTGTGATCTCTCTGTACCTGATGCGCAAGACGTACACGTTCAGCGCCGCAATCAACACACTGTACGGGCAACTGATGCATGCTCATGCTGCCAACACAGCGATGGCTATGCAGGTCGGTCGGTCGTTCCAAGCATTGGAAGATGCTGGCATGCCGGACGCACGCGAACTGGTGAAGAGTGTGGTCATGGACGAGAAAGCACTGAAGCAGAACATCGCCAAGTACATGGAAAAGATGGGAGTAAAAGACTATGGCAAACAAGTTCCCGCTGATCGAAGCAAGAGTTAAAGTCTACAACCCAATCGAGGAAATGTGGATGGAAGGACAGTGTGTGGACCATATCTCAACCCAGTGGGTGTTACGCTGGGTGGGGCCTGCACGCTTACGGCATGATCAAGTGATCCACGCCTCATGGAAATGGAGTTACTCTGATCAAGCCGCATAGTGCGCACAACGAGAAAGGGGAGCACGAAGCTCCCCGATCTCTTTACCCTTCTATTCCCTGCAACAGAGCAACCTGCAAGTCTTGCACTCGATCCGGTGTCTGCACGAACCACAACGAATCAGCCGCCTCAGCAGCAGCCGAGGTCCAGTCCCGCTGTTTCATAAACTCCCATGTACTCGGATGCTTCGTGGTCCAATTAGTTCCAAGCTGGAAGTTCACACTCGCCAGGACAGGAACCATATCAGGCCGGCCAATTGCCTTGGCCTGCTTCCTTGCTGCGTTGAATGCCTTCGCACTGTCCGCTTTAAACCACGCATCGATCTTCTCCTGTGGCACGGTGTCACCCACCTTGTACTGCTGACGTTCTGTATCACTCAGCACGTGGCCGATACCAGCCGTGGGCTCGTCAAGCTTCTTGCCTCCCTTCCCGTCGTCCAGCAAGAGCTGGTACACTTTCGCCTTACGCCCTTCCCTCACTTCCAGCAATTCCTTCGCCGCCTTGAACTGCGCCGCTTCGTTCCTAGGAACACTCGCAGTATCTTTCACCGCTTGCGGAACAGTCACTTTAGGTGCCATGGCTGCTCTTTGTTCCGGCGTTGTTTCGTCCGGTAACTGTCGAGCACCTGTTACCTGTGTCCGCAGTTCGTCCTGTTCTGCAGCCAGGGCCATGCGTTCCTGCATGCCAAGTTGTGGACCCAGCGTTGCGTGGGCGTTCGCCTCTGCATCACTAATGAAGTCTGTACCCACCGCCAGGTCGTACAGGTTCCTACCCATTGGTGTAGCTTTCATGATGTGGCTAACCTCACCAGTCTTGATGAAACGCGCCACCCCGGTGAATGCCTGATCGATCAAACTCACAGCCGGGATCACCGACATACTAGAGCCTCGACCACTGGCAATGTTCTCGAATGCGAACTTGCCCATCAGACCGAACGGGATCGCCGCTCCAGCCATGTGCATACCCACCGAGTCGGCGGTTACATCCTTACCAGAAAGCAGATCCTTGAGTGTGCCGGCGGCACCACCACCTACCGCAAACAGCAGCGTCATGGCTGCCAATGTCTTGGCACCCTTAGCCACCATCGCTGGATTGTTGAGCTTTACCCCGCGCTCCATCACATGTACCGCGTTGTTCCTTACGAAGTTCATCTGGTTCAGTGACCATGACAGTAGTGAGTAAGCCAGCCGCCCGTTTGGTGATTTACTGTAACTCAATGGCATGTCGAGCCTCCCGAGGGGACGGATGTCAGCAACGTCATGAGCAATGAGTGTCGCCACGTCGTCGGTCATCCGCTTGGCACCCAGATCCTTCACGACCTGATCGGCATCATCGCCGAACAACTTGACCAGTTCCGCCCGTAGCTTGTTCGGAGTCTTAGTCAATTGCTTGACCCGTACGTTGTAAGCTGCCTTGGTTGATGCGTCCGCGAACTTCCTGTCCAACTGAGCAAAGCCAAACGTTTCAAGACCCTTCCTGATCGCCATGCCCAGTTTCGTGGGTGTGCGCACTTCCGCCGCCATCTGTCTAACAGCAGCGTTGTAAGCGTTGGCTGGTATGTCAGCGTTCTTACCCAGGCCCTTGAAGGCTTCGGATACACCGAACCTAGCAGAACTGATAAACAGGTCACCGAGCTGAGTCAGCGTTGCCTTGGGGTTAAGTCCAAGAGTCATCAAGGTAATGGCACCCTTGGCACCACGCACAGCAGCATGAGGCGAAGCCCGACCAGCACCAAAGTGAGTGCTCAGTAGCTCGGCCAGTTCCCGCACGTCACGGTGACTGAGGTCGCCCGCTTCGATAGCCTTGGACAGCAGACCGGTCACATGGTCCTGAGTGACAGCATCCTGCAACTTGATGTTGGACCCCAGGGTGTTCTTCATAAACTCCTGATTAGCAAGATCCTCTTCAAACTTGTGCACCGCATCGATCAGCGAACTGCGCGGGTTTACGTAGTGGCGTTCAGCCGCTTCGGTTACTTCCAACACACGCCTTGATTTATCCTGCCTCACCGGACGACCACCAATAAGCTGACCAATCAGGCCGGCGCGCTGTTCCTCGTTCAACGCATGCCCACCATTGCGCGCCACTTCGTCAGCTTCCATCACTTCGAGTTTGTCCCGCTCCTTCCGACCCATGACCTTACGCACTTTGTCTACGGAGTTGACAGCACGCGGCCACATATCGTCAAGCACCTTCATGCCGTTCTCTTTACGAACCACATTCATATGTTGCAGTACCGGGGCCACAGCCTGATCAAAGATCCTGCTGGAACCAGGGACAATCCGGTCCATCTTGACTCGATCCACGTTGAGCAATGCTGACCGGAAGGTAGGTGACTTCTTCACAGCGCGGGTGATCGCTTTGTTTCCAAGCCAGGGCATAAGCTGTTCTATACGAGCATTAGACCGGCGTGTGCTGACAACCTCAGACTTGCGGAGTGCTGTCGCCACCCGCGGGCTGATCTGTTCAACCCGCTTGACCAGCTTCTGAC